TAGTGTCCGGCATTGGTGTTCCCATTGCTTCGCTTCTCGCACCCGCCGCTTTAGAAATTACTTCATCTCGTCCGCCGCGTAATGGGTCTCCCCACACATCTTCACTTGCAGGGGTAACTGCTTTGATGAAGCCCGACTTGCGAAGCATAGTTTGAGGATTAGATACTTGCTTACGCAAAATACCTATTTCGTTATCCATGCTCTCCATTTTGTTAATGAGTGCTTTCATCAACACCATAGCGTCGGCTTCTTCGGACAAGTATTACACCTGTCCTTGCTTCTTGAACACGCCACCGATTCTGTCCGGTCCAATATAACCCATTGGTCGCTGTTGTCCTTTAGCAATGACATTTTCAATGCTGTTGAATTGGTGAACAGGTGCGCCACCGGCATATCTGTCATTCACTCCTGTGATTTTAACATCAGTTTGAGATTTGTAAATTGCTGTCACATCATCTGCGAGGTAATCGCTTGTTGATTGTATGCTTCGCAAAAATTGTTCAGCCGATACAAGGTCGTTATTAGACAGCGCAACTTTGAATTCCGCAACAGCAGTCTCCAATTTGCGCACCATCGGGTCCATCTTACTCAAAGAGTCGCTCATGGATTAGGCCATAACTGCCCAACCTTTGAAGGTATCGCCTCAAAAGCCACTTTCTTTGTTCTTACTCGTAGGGTCTTTCGCGGCTTCAACAGCATCAAGCGCTTGTTCGGTAGCGGTCTTTTCTGCTCCGCGTTGATTCTTTGTCGTAGTAGGTGAGCCTTGCATGTGAGTCTCGGATGATATAGGCGCAGGGCCGTTATCGCGCTGACCCGTTCCTTCTCCGAGTCCAACCATTCCGCCTTTCTCCATCGTCATGATTTCTGCACCATTTCTTGCCCTTTCATCCGGTTGACTCGCCATAATTGGCGCGCCGCCGCCTCCGGGTGGCATTCCTCCGCCACCCATAGGAGGTGGAGGCATTCCCCCGCCGCCCATTGGAGGAGGAGGCATACCGCCACCCATAGGAGGTGGGGGCATTCCGCCCATAGGTGGAGGCATTCCTCCGCCCGGAGGCATAGGAGGCGCTCCACCGCCCGGAGGTTGTTGCTGTTGAGGTTGAGGGTCGGGTTTTTTGTAAGTGAAACGAATATCGCCACCACCGTCTTCTGTAAGTTCTGCTTCAAATCCGAGTTGTTGCATTCGTTGAGCGATATTAACTTCTTGCTCATCGCGCTTAAGGCGTGTTACATCATCCTCTTCTTCATTAGGATAGAGTTTTAATTCCCACTCTTCAACGCCCATCTCTAACAATAAGCGCGGAAATAGACCATTACTGTAAATTTTCTGTCCGTATTCAACAGCGCGATTAGTGACAAGTATTTGCATACCTTCATTGTTAAGACCGCCGGATTTACCCGCGTCCATCATAAAGATACTTGACACACCATAAAATGCAGCAATGCGCATACGAACCTCGTCGCGTATTTGGGAGTATTGCATTTCGTCAAGGGTGTCCATGAAGCGAACGAATTCAACTTTACCGCGACCCGAAGCCGACTCAATACCTATCTTTGGTATGTAATGAGGGTCACGCTCCATCTTCTCTTCCGCGCCCTTCCAAAACGATGCTGTTGATTGAATGTTATCTGTTGTGATTGCGAGGACACCGCGAGGTATTCTGCGCTTTTGATATGCGAGATAGATATAATTATCCATCGCTGTGAGAGTTTGAGCCTGTCGCCACATTGTAGCCACAGGGCTTCTTCCATACAGTTTTGATGGGTTGAATTTACTTGTGTGTAAAATCTCGCCGTCAATATAGTATTGTGTTTTACCCGAACCTGCCGTGTTGATGAAGTGAACATCTTGGAGAGGTAGGTTACATTCGGTCACATCACAATTATGATAATCACCGTTGTGCGGATATGTTTTGTCGCGATGGACAGGACATAGTAAGTAACGACCACCACGCGCACCTCTCTTGTCTGCAACAATTCGCATGAAGGTAGGGTCTCCTCGCATAATCTCTTTGATTCGGAAGAAGGATATTTCACCTGTTTCGGGGTCAATGAAGTATTCTTTGATACATATTAAGAACGCGTCATCAACAATATCTAAATCCCATTCAATCTCGCGCATAACATCCATAAATGATTGGTCCATGCTGTTTCTTTGTTTTAGTAACCAACGCGGGTATAGAACTTGGTCTGCATCGGGAGACTCAAAATCAGTCATACCGCATATGTGGCAATTTTCAACCGTGTCATGCTGGTATTCTTCTTTGCAATTAGTGCATTTCTTATGAAATTTCTTCTCCCAAAAATGCCCCCGACGGAACACTTCTTGGCATAATGTGTTGATGGTGGTTCTCAACACTACCGATTCTTGAACAGTTGCGTAAAGAGCAGGGATGCTCACACCTTGAACAAGAACAGGCTCTTGAATACCGCTTTTCCATAGCGGCATAATTGGTTCGGGAGTAGTTCTTCTTAGGAACGGTTTAGAAAGTGATGACAGAAACCTGCCAACCATTCCTTTCTCGTCTTTTGCCATCAAATCAACCTCTCTATACGATGAATGTCGTCCACAAGGCGGATGACTTCGTTATCCCGTTGTCCCCATGCACGGACTTCATGCTCTTCAACCTTCCACTCACGAAGTAACTTTTCACGCTCATGGGGAACATCCTTCCAATTCTCCCACTTAACGATGCGGTATAATTCATCTCTTCGTGACTTGACAAGGTTGCTCTTCGCCCCTCTTAAATCAAGTAACTGTAATACTGCGCTCGCTTGAGCCTTCTTCATTTGAAGATGCGGGCTGATTCCTTTGAGTAATTTACGCAGGTCATCCTCGCTATAAAATTGAAGCCTGTGCTGAGAGCGTGTGCTGGTCTTGTGTATTTTCAAATCAGTCTGTAACACACCACACTCTAACGCTTTATGTAAATTCTCACAGTGTATTTTACCGCGCCCACCTGTCGCTACAAACCCTGCTCTTGGCTCTCCGCGTTTTGTGATTGTAATATACCCATCAGCGTCTAAGAATCCAGCCGCGTATGCCCATATATCCTTAACGATAACAGCGTCGTCGCGAATAATACCATAATTTGTCCCAATCCTTTCAATATCAAACTCAACACCGTGAGTTTTCAGTATATAATTCATTTTGCGAATAGTAAGTTGTTTAGGTGAACCGATGGAGTTGTAAATTTCATTTGGGGATAATGGGCCTCTATCACTCAACAGTTGCGATGAGCGCGTAAGCCATATTGCTTCTTGTTTCTTGATGTCATCAATAGGATGAAGCGTCTTTTTCCACTGTGTTTTAGCGTCTTTTCTCATTTGGCGAGAATCAAGCCATAGACTTAATTGCTCTTTGTTGAAATCACCTTCAACTTGAGATAGTTTAGTGATAACATCGTTAGCCTTCTCCCACATATTGCATGCCCTTCGTAGTGATATTTCGCGCGTAACACCATGTTTCCTTAGAGCGTGTAAGTTTCTATCCGATACGCCAAGAGCGCGTATAGAAGGCATGTGGTTGTCGGCCCACGATAGAGATTGAAGAGTTGATTGGACCTCCTCGCGCTTAGCGATTCGGATAGCGTTGATAGCGAGGTCTATATCGTCTCGCATATCTTTATGTTCGCGGCGAGCCATGCGCAGGTCTTTAACCATAGTTTCAGCACCCCTGCCAAACATTGATTCAAACCAACCATTTTGAGGCATTGAGCGTTGTAACTGTTCCTGCACCGTCTGTTGAATCTCCTCTTCCTCTTTCTTTTTTTGCTGAGGGTCAACTACGGGAGCGGTGATATTTGATGATAGTGACCCCTCCCCTTGTGATTGAGTTGGTGAGCCATCTCCCATCTTGGGTGCTGATATTGTAGCGCCCGCCTTTCTCAATATAGCGTTGATTTCCTCGTTTTTGATAATAGAGCCTGTCCACATTAACAATTCCACCTTTTGAGAGACGCGCCTTTAGGTGTGAGTTTGCCTTCTTTGCTGGTCGCACCTTTCATTCCACCCATACGGGCGCAGAATGATTTACGACGCTTGGCTTTCTTTGAGCCGGGTTTGAGTTTGCTTGGTTTGGTGGTGACAGGAGGCTTGAGGTTTGCACCTGTTTCGCGCTTAGCGGTAGCACGACCTTTGGCATTCAGTCCACCTTTCTTACTGTGTTTCTTAGGATTGTAGCCATGAAACGGCTTCTCCGCCTTCTCAACCATTAACATCTCAAAAGCGATTTGAGCAGGTGTGCAACAATTACAAAACTCGTAATTCAATCAATCAACCCCAACATTAAATCATCAAGGTCAACTACGCGTTCACGGAACTCAGTAGTTCCCCAATGTGCCAACGCGAGAGCGATTGCAAAGTCATCATGCCGCCCGATGCTGTCCAACTTGCCCTTCTTTGACATGCCAAACATAAGTAGTTCCCGTTCTAACTCACTTGTAAGGTTTTTTGAGTTGTCATCACCCCACGGCAACCTCAACTGTTCTCTCTCAAAGCGCATAACCAACCCCATTAGAAGTGATTCACGGCGTTGGCGTGTTGAAATAAATGTCTTAATGGGTAAGTCTGTATCTGCGCGTAGTTCAGTAGCGAACACTCGCTGAAAGTTGTTAGCCTCAAGTTCAATCACATCGGGGTTGAACTTAGCGTTGAGTTTTTGAATCTCCATAATCTGTGTTCGGAAATCCATATTCTTTCTTCGCACTACATGAACCAACTCAAGTAATTCGGGGTTAGTTGATGGGCGACGAAGAACCACCATTACAGTGTAGTCAGCCGACCTGTCCGATGAAATAGCAGGGTCCCAACCGACGAAGTATTGGTCATCGGGGTCGCCATCAGCGCGATTTATAATTCTCAAGTCGTTATCCTTAGCGGCTTGAAGAACTATTGAAGGGAATAAACTGCTCATGTCATCCATAGGCTCACACAGGTATTCGCGAGCAAATGCAATAGCGGGCATATCATTACGCCGCGCATCAAGTGATTCTAAATCCCATCGCTCCGGCCAAAGCGCGACACCTTTTGTGTCAATAGCAGGATATGTTTCAACGAGATAGCCGTCACGCGCTTCTAATTCTGTGTAAAGGTCAGTCGGGGTGAACGGTGTTCCAACAATCATTAATTTTGATGTGTGATGGAGTGTAGGGACAAGAACCTCATAGAACCAACTTGCAACTCTTTGCAATTCTGTGTCAGTTGTCCCCCACAGAATATCGTCGCATAGAATAAGGTCGGGGTGAATACCACGAATAGCACCACCAACGGACTTCGCGCTGATGTTTGAACCGTTATCAAACCCAAAGAATGTCTTAGACCATGAATCGGGTTTTTTCATACGAGCCATAAATGGTATTCCGTCTATGAGGTCATTGAGTGTTCTCATGTGGTGAATAGATTGGTGCAAACTGTGACTGATAAGAACAGCCTTACATTTTGGATTGAACGCGACCTTCCAAAGAAGGTAACATAAGAACAGGGTTGATTTACCGTGGTCACGCGCCGCTTTTACACAGTATCGTCGTTGTGTTTCAAGGTTGTTATACCATTCTTCATGGTGATGAGATAATTGAAAGCCAAGAATGTCTTCAAAAAAGAACTTAAAATCGCGCTTTGCGACCTCGTAGTCAATTTCTTCAACAGTGTCAAGGCTCAAACCCTCCATATGGGTTCACCTACCTGCCCTTAAGCAATGATAAATAATCCCATGCTGAATTAATCGCGTCGGATGATTGCAAAACCTTGTTCGTGTTCCTGTCAAAAGGAACATCGTCATCAATTTCAAACTCTTCTTCCTCTTCCTTACCACCATCGCCGGTATCAAACTCTTCCTCAGCAGGGGCTTCCTCAGCAGGTTTCTTATTTTCTTTGTCATATTTCTCCTTCGCATCAGCCACTATGTCCTTCGCTGACCGCTTTTCACCTTCATCACCTGCCTCTTCTTCAACAATTTGCTCCACATCTTCGCGTTTTGTTCCGGGGAATGTTGCCAATACCGCTTGAATAACTTCTTCCTTCGGAACTTTAGGTGTAGGGTTGCCTTCTGCATCTTTACCGGCTTTTGTTCCTCGGAAAGTTTTTACAGCGGCTCGCAAACCCGCTTCATCAACAGTTCCGTCTTCGTCCATATTTGCTTTAATTGCGCTTACCCAATTTTTATGTGAAGTATGACCACGCTTGAAAGGGAGAGCCGCATACCATGCAGGTTCTTCATCTCCGGTAGCCTCTTCTGCTTCGGTAGCCTGTGGCTTACCTCCTGTTTCTTCGGTCGGTTTATCTGTTGATGGTTCACTGATGGGGGTTTCGGTATCAAACTGTTCATCTTCTTCCAGCGGTGTATCTGTATCAGCCGCTTCTCGCGCGGCGGTGGATTCGTTACCTTGTCTATCGTCAATACCGTCAACTTCGTCAACTTGCTCATCGGTTAGTGGTAGTTCATCGCCTCGCCGTCTTAGTCTGTCTTGCCGTCTGTCCTCTTGTCCTTCACCACGCAACTTTGCTTCCGCGACTACCTTCGCGCCTCTTATCGGGAATGGCATATTCGGTTTGCGTAACGGGTTATTTGCGTCTCTATGCCAATCAGCATTCTGTCTGTCTTTCTTTCGGTCTTGTAACGGTCTTGTGTAAGTGCTATCACCTGTCACATTATCTCCGCTCTCCATAAGTTCTTCATTGCGGTCATACTCCGCTAATTCTTGCGGTGATAATTCGTCTATCCTCCTACCTTCAAGCATACGAGTTTTGGCTTCAAATGCATTTTGGCGCGACGCTGCCGCTATTCCTCTATCTCTCTTGTCGGTCCTACTATCAAGCCACGCGCGCCCCGTTGAAAATGGGTTTAACTGTGTCAACTTCCCGTATCTGTCTTTTGCTTCTTCTTGAGAACCCGGTGCTTGAGCGTCCACATCTCTCGCGTTTGCTCCTCTTGAAGACCTGCCACCTGTGAAGAAGTTTTTAATTCCTTGAAATGCGCCTTGAATTGGCTTACCACCTTGTGTTAATTCCCGACCTGTTGGTCCTGCTTGGGGATAGTATGGGGCATTTGTATCTTCTGTGCCGTCATCATTCATTTGAGGGTTTCTTTCTTGGTCTAACCGCGTGTTCATTTGATTTGCTTGTTGTTCCTCAACTGCTGTTCTCATAGGCCCAACATCTTTGAGTAAAATATCGGGATGTGTGTCAAGCGTAACGGCTACTGCCTTAACAAGAGGCATGTATGAATTATCTTCAACATCCCAAATAACATAATTCATTTCAGCCAAAGTATGACCTTTTGAAATCATAAAATCGTAAGTGCCGAAAACGCGACCACTCTTCATCATGTGCGAATTCCATTCCATTTCTGTTTCCATATTCATATTAATGCCTCCAAACATGACGCTTTGATAATGTCAACCACATCGCGTCTTACTTGAAAATGTTTCGCTAACTTTGTCCAATCCCCAACACTCATCGCAATCGCGCGAACATCTGTTGTCTCAAGGTTAAGTTGCTTTGCTAAGACCTTCATATCGTTTGAGTTACGAGGGTTGAGATTTGTATGTTTAACGGATTTCATGACACTCGCGTTCTCCCAAGTGTCGTGGATTTGAACGCGCTCCATAACAGCCGCGATTGCACCCATAGGGTCATCGTATGATGTTTTGAATTGAGGGTCTTGGTCGTTGCGCGCGACAACAGTTCCTTCCGGCCCGAATGGGTCTGTTGGTGATGGTTGTTGAGTGCCTTGCATATCCAAAGGTAATCCTCCTCCAACACCCGGAGGGGGTAATTGGCCTGTCATTGGGTCAGTTCCTCCAATACTGATATGTTCGGGAAGTGTGTCATGAAGATGCCCTCTTTCTTCGGTAGGGCCTCCCTGCATTTGATGATGTTCTTGAGCAATCCCCATACCTGCTAAATCAATAGGTTGCCCTCCTTGCTGTGTAGCGAAAGATTTCCAACCATTAAGGACTGAACGAGGCGCAATTGCGTTTCCGGTAGCAGGTGAAATGTCAACACCCAACTCTTCTGCTGTTTTGAGCGTAGCCAAAATACGCGTAGCCGCATCAGTTCGCCCTCTATCCGCACCACCAACTTTTCCTTGAAAATGACTTCTGTGTTTATGATAAGTGTCAGCAATTGAGTTGTCTTTATTTTGCCCTTCAATACCAATATACTGTTGTATTCTTTGAACGATGTTATTGAGTTGTGTGGCTGAACCTTTCTTGCCGCGACCCATAATTAACTGAGCCGCAGGTGCGCGCGCCATTGCTTCTGCTCTTCTCGGCGAAATACCTTCTCGTATTAGAGCGCGAATAACAGAATGTGGAGGACGGCCTTTTGATGTAGGGACGAAAAACGCATCCGGTAATGACGCGACAATATCAGCGGGTTGTATTTGGCCGTATTGGGCTTTCTCATTGTATTTGGCAGCGTTAAATGCGGGGAAGTGTTGATTATCTTTATCTTCGGGGGATTTGTGATTAGAAGTGAATCTTTCTAACACGCTATTCTTCTTCGTTGAACCATCCGGCATCGTTTCAGTTGCGCGAACAATCTGCTGAGGCTCAATTACATTCTGTCTTGCGCCTAAATCGCTATCAATCCCCATAGAATCTATAATTTTACGAAATTCCTTCTCAAAGTGAAACGCGGCGGACTCAAGGAAGCGACCTATGGTTGGATGCGCTACACTGTTGAAATGTAAATTGATTAGTTTTCCACTCTCGTCGCGAGTTTTTCTATTAGCCGTAGGAACTCGTCGCGCTTCATGCGCTCCGTAATGATTGGTTCTGTATTCACCATGCAACTTACCATTTTCGTCAAAAGGGATAGGCACGGTATTGAAATCATCACCGTTATTTCTTTTATTCTTGTTGAAATCCATAGCGGCTTTGTTCATTATTTTCTTCGCTTGCTGTAATTCACTACCCGGAAACATCCGCCTTAGTTTTTTGTTCTCCGATACATACTCCGCCGCCGCATCCATAGGCCAATGACGCACATCGTTGTCCATTTCTTTATGTGGTTTTCCTGTCATATGGTCTATATGAAAGTGCGACATTTCTTTATGCCGAGAATCCATTGGCGGGAACGACTGAGGTTCCATTTTACCTGTCTTTGTGTTGCGTTTCCACACACCTTTACCCTTTAGGATGGTATCAAACTCATCCATCACAATCCGCCCCTGCGAGTATAGAGTCCATAAGCATGCGCGCCCCACATTGTAGGGTCGTCATCGGGGTCTGTTTCAGTAGCGCCTGTCGGTGCGGAAGTCATACGAGGCCCTGCGTTCGGTGTAGGGCCATCCGGCGCAGGGTCAAGCGACGCATCCATTTTATTGGTTAAATCGCGCAACAATTTTTCAAGTTTTTGCACAATTCGGCGATATTCGTGTCTGTTGATGCCACTTTGCCCTTTTGCAAGTAAAGGAGCGAACATAGAAGCGCCGCCGGAGGCTAAGTCGTGGTCTTTTGAATGACCCGCCCCCATAGGCGTATTAGGTTTTCTTGGAGTATGTGTCTTTTTAGGACCCATAGTTGCATCTCTATGTTCGGCTGACCCTCTTGGGGCATGAACTATGCGAGAATCGGCTCTAACGGTCGGAATTGAAGGTGTAATTCGCTGAGTTGGCTGCGTAGCGGCCATATCTGCTCTTTGAGACTCCGCTTCGCGACCACGGGGGTCGGCGTAAGAGGTTTTTGGCTTACTACGCCCCGAAAACAGTGATAAATAGTTAGGTCGGGTCTGTGTTTGCGAACTGTATTGAACAGAAGGCTGACTTGCACGATGAGAAGCCATTACTCCGGTATATCCGCCCGGATTTAGGCCGGTATCAACCCTTAATGGGTTTCCAGCCTTACTTTTACGAGTCT